CGGTGTCATTGATGTCAGATTCCTCTATCCATCGATTCAATAATGCCCGATGTGCATTTTTAAATTGCTGGTGCGGAGTCAGCTTCGGCATTTTCAAGGCTTTCCATAATTCGGCTTAGTCCAGCAATCTCGCCACTCAGCCGAGCCAGTTTTTGGGGATTGTCTACATGGTTGTAATCTTGAAAGTCGATCAGGCACATATCCCTTTGCTCTTTAATAAATTCCTTTACTACCTTGAACTCGGTTTGATCCGCTAGTCCGGCAACTGCATCATTGATTGTCATTTTTTCTTTTTTCTTCTTACGATTGTTTTAACATTTGTCGGCTTTCCGCCCACACCTTGAGCCTTGGATCTCTTTCTTCGAACCGCCGATGTTTTTTGTGCCTTTGTCATTGAAGCCGCTTTAGCTTTGGGTACGCATTTAGGGTAGCCCTTTTTCTTGGTGCTGGCTTTCTTCCGTCCACAACTTGGATGTCCACCGCCTTTCTTCTTTCGGCCAATGTCCACCCAGTCCTCGTTGAACCATTCTTTTAGACTCATTTATATTTGCCGCCTCTTTTCTTATAAGTCTTAACAAGCCAGGCATTCGCATAAGCTGATGGATAAACATCAAACTTCCGTTTGGCTTCCGATTTTACTCGGCTGTAAAGAGTGCTGTTTGTTGGTGTCGGTCTTTTCTTTTTTGCTACCATTTTAACATTTCCATCGTTTGAGTGCTAATGCCTTGCGAGTTGGTCGGCCTTTGGAATCTTTCATCGGTCCTTTTACTCCTCCCATTCTGGCACAAAAGGATTTCTTTCGCTTCCCGCCCCCAGGTTGAGGGGCTTTGAGATTGGAGCCAGTTTCCCGATTTACCTTTGCCCGACCTTTTGCCGTCAAACCTCCCTTACGAGATTTATGAGTTCCTATTTTTAAGGAAACCGACTTTCTTTTCTTTGCGGGCTTGCTTGGCATGAATTACCTTTTTTTCTTAGGCATCTTTTTCTTGATAGGGATCGTTTTCTTACGACCCATTGCTTTTGCTTTTTTAGAAGGTCTTCCGACCTTCGATCCGTATGTTCCTTTTCCGTATGGCATAATTTATTTCCTTTAGTTAAGCGGCCATTGATGTACCTGGAACATTTCCAGGTGCAGTCCCGAGCTGGCCAATTAGTGAGTTTTTTTGCTGTTTTTGCATCATGTCGAGCTGACCAACATATGTTTGAATCCGCTTTGCGAAGTTTTCATCGGTTTGCATTCTTTCTTGCACATCTGTTGCCGGCACTTCGTCCGTTCCTGTCATAAACTGCTGAAGGACTTGCATCCGTAGCTGTGGGTTAACTCCCTGTTGAGGAGCATTAACCACCTGACCAGATGCGATCTTGGCAATATCGGCAGATGTCTCCTTGATTTCTTTATCCGTTGCCTCCTGTTGAGGCATGATTAATTGAGACGCAAGGTTTGGATCAATTGCTTCCAGAACCTTGCGGAGATAAACATCATAGCGAGCCTGACCAGATCGATCATAACTTGCCATTAATTTGCCCACCGTATCAAGCTTTTGAATGACCTTCTCCTCGTCCTGATTCATCGAGTTCCAGCTAATATTAAAATCATACAACTCCGCAGTCTCATCGAGTATTAGCTGTGCGCCTTGATCATTATTGGTAACTCTGAACCAAATCATTGGTCCGCTGTAAGTCCGATCCAAGCACCACACCCGCTTTAAAACTTCCTTCCAGCCACTAAGCCAGCAATTGACTAGGTGCTGTTTTAAAACATTTGCCTCAACCGCATCCTCGGCACTCGTTGCTCTACCTGTGATGCGATTTGCTAATCCACGAATTTGCATCTCGACTTCCATGCTTGCCTGTGAGTATCGAGGGATTTCCATGAACCCGACCTCTCCTCTCCGCCTTACCGCTAATTGAGCGCCTGGTCCAAGTCTTTCTGGCCGCCTTCCAGTTACAAATTCAACAGGTGGCATTGTGGACATAGAGGCTCGATCCCTTCGGCTGTCAAATTCAGCCTTTACAGCAAGCTCATAACTCTTGAGCAATTCTGGGTATCCTCGGGAATCCAGTAAACGGTGGTTTAAATTCTCTCTAGTGATACACACAAATGGATATCGGCCTTCATCGTAATCGATTGGCTTGTGAAATCCTGCCTCATCCATTTCATCCATCCAGCAGGTCTTAGTCACCACCGGCACATCATCCTCATCCAATTCTTTCCGATAAGTTGTAACCACTCGGATAAGTCCCTCGTAGTGCTGACTCGCATAATTACTGCCGTAGTCATAATTCATCATTGAGTCGGAATAATTTTCCTCCTCGTAAAAATCTTTTGCCTTCTCAATTGCCTCATCAATCCACGCTTCATCCCATCCCTCATTAACTTTCTGCTTCAACGCCTCGGGAGAGTAATAATGAATGCAATGAATCGCCCTGGCTGACTCTAATTCGATTGTGTTGGAATCGACAATTAATTCACGCCCCAACTCATAAGCTTTGACCGCCGGACGATTGACAATCACCTTTTCGGTTGGAATCTCAGTCTCACCATTCTTCCTCAACTCGTTAAGCATTTTCTTAACCCTACGCTTTTTCAAGTTAGGAAAGAGTGGATAAAACATCTCCTCGACTCCCTCCTTCATTTCAGGATCTTGGATTGCCATTGCCAGCTCGGGAGATTGCTGGGCAATCTGCTCAAGGTTGATCGGTTCAAACTTCCTTGTCTTTTCCTGCTTCCAATAAGTACCGAAAAATGTCAGTCCGTTTTGCAATAAATAATTTGCACCGATTGCTGACTCCCGCATCAGTTCGTCCATCGTACCCATTCGCCAGCGTAAAAATTCAGTTACCAGTTTGGCCGAGGCAATATCTCCGCTTTCAATCGGAGCGGCCACCAGGTTTGCCTGTGACAAGGCTTGGGTCAGGGTGGCCACATCTCCATCGATTAAGGGGTTTATAACATTAGGGTCAAGATCACTTGCCCCGTCCCAAGGAAAGGCTTCTGGTCCACTCTTCTTGCCATCTCCAGTCTTTCCAGCCCTTTCATTAAATCGAATCTCCCGAGCATCCTCTGCCTTGTCCATGTAAATAGAAAGGTTTGTCTTTGCCCGCTCAAACTCATGCTTTAATTCATCGACATCCGGCTTGTCCTCAAAAATTTGTATTTCGTTTTCCATTACTTCAATTCTCCAATCTTAACATTTTTAATTTTAAATTACTCAGGGCTTGTTCCTCAATTCGTCTCATCGACTCAAAGCCCACACCCACAAAGTCAGCAATCTCTTGAATGGTGTAAGATTTATGTAATCTCTCGGCCTCTAACGCATCCAGCGCTTCCTCGACCACCATCTCCCGAAGCATTGAATCAATTCGACTCTTCCTCTCCAGGTCCGTCTCATGCAATGCGGTACAAATCATCCTCACCCTCCACCTTTTTGACCAATACCAAGCTCTTAGGAGGGTGATTATTACCAACCTTCTTAATACACCGAGCCACTCCCTCCCGACCCTCAAAATGAATCAGCATAAGCCGAGGATTCGGGACCATCTTTAAAACCCTTGCCTGTTCCACGATTATTAAAGGCTCGGGGATTGATTCCTCTTTAACCTCCACTTCCTCCGATGTCTCCTCATTGAATATCTTCCGTGCCGTGGAAATCGCACATCCGACTTCCTTGGCTACCTTGGACCAACTAACTCCATCACCCCGAAGTTCTACGATCCTTGCCCGATTTTCTTCACTTAACTTTCTCATATCAATACGATCCTCCGCCTGTTGCCATCATTTCCTCCTGATCAAAGTATTCAAAGTTGCCCACAGCGAAGTACCTTGCATTATCTACGAAGTCCTTACTCGGGCATTTTAATCCAGCACTTGGTTGGTAAGCTTGCATACAGCTAATCAGATTCTGACATTCATCCGAAAACATCAGTCTCGGTTTATTATCGAAATCCATCGGCTCACTCCGATCCCATGCCAGCAGATTATTGATTGCCTGTAATCCTGTCTCAATGTCTAACGCTTCCGCCGGCTGAACAATGATAT